GACTGATAATGGGCTTCATGACTCATAGTTTTATACTTGTCTCTGGTGATTGCTTCGGCCTTCTTTGTGGCTTATAAGTGTGGCAGAACTGTCTTTCGATAAGCAACAAATCTTTCTAAGGGTTATATTCCGACTGTTTAAGAAGCTAATTGGTTCGTAATCACATTGTTAAACATCTCCACTGGGCACTCTGCGCCAATTTTGTTTGAAAAAACTCCCGTGTACACTGTCTTGATTGTGTCTCGAACTATCATAATCTTGCCCTAACTATAAACTCCTTATTTTGAGAGGAAATTGAAAGTCTTTGGTGAAATAGCTATCTCTTTAATTGTCATTCCAAAACCACATTCTGGAAGAGTGGTAACTTTTGGATCCAAATTAAATGCTTACTTTATAGCTGTCAAAAACTCTTGCAATTTGTCTTCTTCTACTATTGAAATATGATCATCACCCAAGATAAAGGCATGCCAATAATCCAACAAGTCATGTTTTCTAACCAAGTTGTAGTAACATTCTTTAACTCTAACACTGTTATCAAATGATGTGCCTGGATGACCTGTAACTTCAGTTCCAACCAACGTTCCCTTGAATATACAACGAGCATTCTTCTTGTCTCTAGTCAAATCGAACCCTTTGGTATACCTCTTATCCAAATTAAAGATCAACTTAGTGTATTTATTACTAATGGCTCTTTCCACTTCTTTAACCTGGACCTTAGTCCATCCTTATAAAGCGCCGATCCTATTAACTATGTTATACAATTTATCGTTGATCAATTCTTTTAAAAGAACGGACTGATGAGCATCATGGGCAGTGTTGTCTGTACAGACAAACACTGGTTTCTTGAACGTGTTACAAACTTGTTCCATGGTTGCCACCAACTTATCCGTGGTCCACCCCAAAGTAACATACCCAAATGACCTTCGTCTATTATGAATGTCGGATGCTCCTTCAAGTGGTTTTTGTTCTGCATATTAGTAATATTTGGTCAAATTGTGAAAGACTAAGCCCAAGGAGTATTTGAGTACTTCACTAGGTTCCATAATGCAACGTCCCTTATGTTCAGCCAGCCATTGCTCCATCTTGTCTTGCCATTGTTTGCAATGTAAGAATTACTTATCATCCTTGGGATATTTATTCGGCACTTTATCATCAAATTTAACTGCTATATTAAGGGTAT